GGCGGTAACGTTACCGCCAAGGGATGAAGCGCCACTGAAGGTGACAAAATCGCCTTTTGCTGCTCCGTGAGCAGTGTCCGTCACATTGATAGAGCTAGACCCGTCAGTTGCTCCAAAAGTGACATCTCCCGCTGCAGTGGTCGAGCGTATAGGCGTGATGTCATTGAAATTAGCGCCTGCCTGTATATAAAGTTTTGACGTCGTGCCCAAAGCCAAAAGCTTCGTGCCCTGAAGCGACGTCCACCCCAACAGCTTTCTACCTGTCCCTATGAAAGAAGCTTGCAGGAATTTGACCCAACCACCAATTTTTTCTGGCAAGCCTTTCCTGAAACGAACCAGATTCCCATCAAACCATCCACCTTCCGCCGTATAATCAGTTCCCTCTTTGTTGATACCGGGATTAAAGATGAATTTTTGTAAAGGCATCAGATATACTCACCTGCACGTATCATTTCGGTAACTCGAATCGCTCTCATACCTACTTGCTGCGCCCACTTGCTATCCATGAACTCATCGGCTGCAACATCAAACTGCTCCCTGCTCATGGCGGTCAAAGCATTTGTGAACCCACGCAGTTTAGTGAGACCCAGATTGAAACAAATATCGACCATCGCATCGCGTCTAGCTTCGTTTAATCCGCCAAACCAGAAATACGTGTCTTGCAGCTCTTGTTTCACTCGCTCGATGTCGTTTTCTAATAGGTAGTCTATTTCATCATCAGACAGCCCGAGACCCGACTCTGAAATATTTCGCCCGACGCCTATGGTTTCGAAACCCTGTGAACATTTGTAGACTTTAGATTTGACGCCCTCATGGCGCTTGATCATTTCAACTAGCTTACTCATTACTTACCAACACCTTTGACGCGCTCGTAGGATCTGGCACCGCCGAGACCCAACATGCCAAGAAGTAAAGGCATCATCACACCGGCATCCGCTTGTGGGATAATAACGCCGAAACCTGCTGCAATCGGAGCAACTAGAAAGTTAACCATAAGCCCCAACACACAAGTGTAACCAGCTAGAGGACGCCAACTTGACTGAAACCAATTACCTTTAGCATCGAGCTTCAGTACCTCAATCTGCTCTAGGGCGATCTGCTGACCATGCTTTTCGCTCATCGTGGCTATTTCGTGAGCAAGCTTGTTCTTAGTGTCAGCATCAGGAATAAACTTATCCAGCAAGCCTGTAACCGGGCCGATTAGCTGTCCGACTAAACTCATCTACCATTCCCTCTGTTTGACCATGCTTGCGCTCCAAAAAACGCAGCCAATATACCCGCGACCGACACAAAGTAGACGGAAGCCATATCGCCTAAAATGCTTGCCGCCTGCACTAGTCCAGCCCAACTGCTTACGACCACTAAAGATGGATACAAAAGCATGCCCCATAGGGCGAACCAACTCATACTGCGTTGAGCCTGCGCTCTTTCATTGCTGATCTTGAGTTCTTGAAGTTCCTTGCTAGTCTCTAACTCATCATCAGTGACAATGCCATCGCCGTCTGCATCGTATTCGGCGTAATCACTACCGTCTTCTAGTTTCTTTGCAGCCATCTCAGTCATAGAATGGTGTGTTTGGCGGTACTTTAACAGGGATACAATAGGCTGTAATGTTCTCTTGATTGTTCAAGCGCCTACCTTCTATCGGCTTAATAGTCCCCTGTTCTAGCCAATATGCAAATTGATTGCATCTGTGAATGTTGCGAAAGTGAAATCGACCCGCAATTTGCTCGCCTTCTACCAGCATGACAAGCAAAAACGCCATAATCATCCGAAGGCTTTGATGATCAACATAAAAACAAGAATCGCCAAGCCACCTCCAACAATCAAAGTCGTGCCGCCAACAAGTAGTTGTTGGATCAGTATTTGTCTTTCCCGTTTTCTTTTTGCCACGAGCTTTGCGTGTGCCCTCCTGTCCTGTTCCTGTTGCCTAATAGCACGGTCATAATCCTCTAACAGCTTGGGATCTGCGACAAGGAGCAAATCTCTTAAATCTTTTTGGTATCGCTCTTGGCTCCTGCGAAGCATTTGCAGCTTGAGGATGTCATTCTTAGAGAGAGCATTGAAAGTCGCACTTTTGCGTTCAACCTCAAAGTTGTTAAGCGCCTCACCAAAATCACTAACGAGAGCCATCGCTTGCTGCACGTTGGCTTTGCCTTCATTGACATTTTGAATGACCGAATTGATCTGCTGAAGGAGCATCCCGGCGGCTGCAACAGATTCAATGATCATGGTTTACCCCATAAAAAACTGCGGCAACGCTGCCGCTGCGATCAATGCGTAGAGTCCGTAAATAAGGTGTTCTAGGTGCTTAAACTTGGCACTACCTTCTGCAAGGCGTTCTTCGATGCGCTCGTAACGCAAAGCACACTCACGCTCATGCGCGTTAACTTCTATCAATGCTTTTTCGCCTGCGTCACTCATACGCTTATGTTCACTCGTTGGGTGGGCGCTAGTGGTTGCGCCTCTACTTTGTTGCCTTCTTTGGTGTAGATCGTCGGTATGATTGTCTCTACCGCTTCGCGCACAGTCTCGCCTTCAGCGCCGGTTCTCAAACGCTCCTGCTTTTGCACAGCGACTTGCTTCCAACTGATCTGCGCTGTTTCATTAATGTTTATTTCCATCTTGTGATCCCTCTACAGGAAAACAATTTATGTTGGCAGCTACTGTCCTTCGCTCACCTTCGCCCTGAAACGGATACACCATGTGCTGCATCCATGATGGGAACATATATAGCCTACCCACCTGCGGCCTGACTACGACATTCTGAGTCGGCTTCAGCCGCTCTCTATCCCATGTGCTTGACTGCCCGTAGTTGAAGCAGAGACAGCCATCACTCTCGCCGCTGGCATTGTATAGCCCGTACTCTTGCGATCCCGGTCTTGGCCCTTGGACAATCTGGGGCGGCACTTTCGTCCATGTCGTACAGCTAATACCCATCACCGTCTTAGTACCATGATCGTGTATCGGGTTGTAGTCACCCTCATAACTGTGGACTGACCATAGCTCATCCATCTCGACGTTTCTGTTGCCGTCCAGCACCTGACCAGATTGGGCCATAAACTGGTTAATATACGTCACGCTCATCTCACACAAGAACCGAGAAAACGGTGCCAGCCTTGGATCTTCGTGATCCATCACAAGCTGCTCGCCTGTCTTGATCTGACCAACAAGCGTATGCGCTGCGCTGACCTTATCGTCTTGCGTAACTAGCTCATCTAGATAGTCATTACACGATTCAACAAACTCTGTCGGGATGTCCAGCTCCATCAAAAATACTGACGGAAGCGGATGCATCATGTATTCGATCTCAGCCATTTACGACTTCTTCAGTCTCTTCCTCGCCTTCTTCGTCTTCTTCTGGCTCAACGAGTTGCGCGTCAGCTTGCACTTTAATCTTCATCATCAAAGGCCAAGTGCCTGATTTACTTGGCATATCGCCCAGTATCGCTAGGATTGCGTTAATCTCGTTTTCTTCTAGGTTAATTTGCACGGTCTATCTTTCCTTATGGTGTATATGCTTTTGCGGCTGCTACAGCAGAGTCAATGGCAGAGAAGTCTTCTGACCCCCAATCGCCAAGAGTTTTGCCGTACTCAAGATAACCAGCACTACGCAAAACCTTTGCCTGCTTTTCAACATTGGTCAGGTCATTGCCATACTCGTTGTTTGCGTCAAGCACACTGGTGATGACATTCGCGCCATCTAACATGGCTTGGTACATCTGTGCTTTTTCTTCGTCGGTGCGTTCTACTGTCTCTTCAGACATTTTGTCCTCCTTACGATTCTAGCGCGGCGACACGCGCAGTTAGTGATGTAATGATTGCGTCTTGATCTTGGATGGCTTTAACAAGGATTGGTACAAATTTTTCGTACTGAAGACCGTATTGTTTGCCGTCACCTGATAGCGATACGGTGAGGTTTTTCTTTTCTGCGATCTTGTAACCAGCCGCTTCTTCAAGCGCCAATACAGATTGAGCTTTGAAACCAACGTCCATCCAATCTTCTTTGTGCGTGCCGTCCGGCGTTTGTGCAGCTAAATCGTAATCGTCGGCATATTTGTCACCGTACTTGGAACGCTTATCCCAATAATAAGTGACTGGTTCGAGAGCTTTTATGAAGTCCAGACCAAGGTTTAAGTCAGCGAAATCAACCTTGTCTCGCTCGTCAGATGCAACGGTGAGAGAAACCTGAATGTGAGCGTTTGTTATATTATCGTCGCCAAGCAGAAGCTGACCGTTTTGTGTTGTAACCTGTCCGCCCGGAGATCCCGGTCTTCCTGTATCCCTACCGAGTGCGACGTTATTGTCACCGCTGCTCAAAGAGTAAATAGATGCATAACCTATCGCAGTATTTAGAGTCCCAGTAACAGTTCCGTTAGCCGCTGATAAATGCCCTATAAAAGTGTTGTTTGAGCCAGAACTTATATTTGCCCCCGCAGAATCACCAACAACCGTTAAACCTGTAGCAGTCGAAGCGCCATTAGCAGCGCTCATACCTACCGCGACGTTGTTCGCGTTCGTAGCCGTAGTAAAATTTTGGTTTCTTAAAGCCGCTGTTCCAATCGCAGTGCTGCGAGAACCGAGCGTATCGTTTTCTAAAGTGGCATATCCCACGGCAACATTATTGTCAGCATCGGTAAGAGCATCACCAGCTAACCCCCCTATAAGGGTGTTCACTATCCCCGAGGTAACTGCCCCACCTGCGTTGTAGCCAATGCCTACGTTATATGCGTTAGCTCCTGCATTTTGAACTCTAAGAGCCTGCGAGCCTACGGCTACGTTTAATCCATGCGCGTCTTCAGTAGATAAAGCAGAATAACCAATCGCTACATTGTCTGTGCCTGTTGTAAGCGCATCACCAGATAGACCGCCGACTAAGGTGTTCTTGTCCCCCGTGGTGATTAAATTGCCAGCAGAGTAGCCCACAGCCACGTTATAAGCGTTTGTCGCCGTAGTGAAGTTTTGACTGACTAAAGAAAACGTACCAACTGCAACCGACCTGCTACCTAAAGTTTCCGCTGTTAGAGCGTTGTAGCCCACCGCTACGTTAAAGTCAGCATCCGTAAGAGCATCACCTGCAAGAGTGCCAACGATAGTGTTCTGGACTCCCGTAGTGATAGACAGACCTGCGTTAGCGCCTACTGCCACGTTGTAATTAGCTGTAGATGTAGTGAAGTTTTGATCTCGTAAAGCCTGACTGCCTATGGCGACAGCAAAGCTGCCTAATGTGTCTGCCGCTAAAGCGTTATATCCTAGCACTACATTATTACCATTACCTGCTGTAAGGGCATCGCCCGCTAGACCCCCAACCAACGTATTCTGGACTCCCGTGGTGACTTGCCGACCAGCGTTATGGCCCACCCCCGTGTTATACGCCTCGCTAGTTCCTGCGTTTTGCGTAGCAAGCGCATTAACACCAACAGCAACATTTGCGTCTGCCTGATCTTCTGTTCCTAAAGCTCCATAACCGATAGCAACATTCGCCTCGCCATCAGTCAAAGCGTCACCAGCAAGCCCTCCAACGAGCGTGTTGAGAGTCCCCGTGGTGATTGACTGTCCTGCACCATAACCAACACCGACGTTGTATCCATTAGTGGCGGTAGTAAAGTTTTGATTGAGCAGCGAATTCATACCCACAGCTACAGACCTGCTACCTAAAGTATCTGCACCTAACGCATCAGTTCCAATCGCTACATTGCTGCCGCCAGTGGTAAGAGCATCAGCCGCTGCACCTCCCAAAATGGTGTTGAAAGCTCCCGTAGTGATTGCCTTACCCGCAAGCGCACCTACAGCGACATTGTAGTTTTCTGTATTACCAGTAAAATTTTGAGCAGCTAGAGCATCTTTACCGATTGCTACCGCAAGGCGACCTGTCGTGTCTGCTGAAAGCGCGGATTTACCAATAGCGACATTTCTAAATCCCGTAGTCAAAGCGTCCCCAGCAAGGCCACCCATTATGGTGTTCTCTACTCCCACGGTAACTGACCTACCTGCGTTGTATCCGACTGCTACGTTGTAAGAATCTGTAGCCGTAGTAAAGTTCTGATCGCCCAAGGCTGCGTTGCCCACAGCTACAGAAAAACTCCCTAAAGTATCAGCAGTCAGGGCAGCATTACCTAATGCAACATTCGCACTGCCTTCTGTCAAAGCATCTAAAGAAAGTCTACCTAAGGCAGTATTTTGAGCGCCGGAAGTGTTCGCTTTTAATGCATTTAATCCAACTGCCGTATTATTTGAAGCTGTTGAGACTGCTTGAAGTGCTTCAAATCCAATAGCTGTATTACCATCACCCGTAGTCAAAGCCGTGCCCGCTTCATCGCCCACAACCACGTTGTAGTTGCCGCCAGAGGTT